TTGAAATACTTGAGTAATAAACGGTATTTCTAATCGTTCTAGTTATGCACCCTGTGATCCATAAATTCCTCTCCAATCAGAGAAACCAAATGAATATCTTTCACGAGCTTTGTAACGGATGTTACCAGTCGTAAAGTCCGGCTCCATAGATGTTTCCATTCCACTTCTTTGGAACATTTTTAGGCCATCGCCTTGTGATGTTACAGAAGTTAGAAGGAAGAAAGCATCTGGATCAGTCAGATAATGGTTAACTGAATAGCCACCAGGTAAAACACCTGTGTTAGCTATAGCGTTAACATCATTGTCTGATGTGCCAGATCTTAGCGGAGAATTTAAAATTCTGTCAGCTACAAAAACAAGTTCGCTTGGAACTATCATTTTTTCAGCTTGAACAGAAACAATTAATCCTCTGTCATCTGTGAAGTTAGAGATATCGATTAAAGCGTCTTCCAATGAAGTTTCGTTTAAATCCGCCATGGATGTAGCTCTATTCGCTGCTGTTCCACCACCTGAGAGGGGATGAGCAGTTGCGATTAAAGATTGTCCGTCTCCGCCAGTAAAACTGGATGAGAAAGCGTTATTTAAGATATCAGCTCCTTTAACTTCTTTGGTGTTAGCCATAGATTTTGCAAGTGCTTTTGTATATCTCTTAGAAAGACTCTCGTAAAGATTGTCTTCTATTGCTTCTTCAGTAAGCGCAAATGCTAGGGCCACAGTATCGTGTGTGTACCTTGCACTATAGCCTTCTGAAGCATTATCAAAGACGACACCTTGTCCTTCAGTCTTTGTGGGGGCAGAACCAAATCCAGTGATTAGGACCTCTTCTTCAAACGCTCTTGAGGAGTCTTCAATAGAGAAGATTTCTTCATATTCGCGATTGTACTCGTCATAAGACAAGCCGAAAAGACTATTTAATCCTGGCTCTAGTTCTTTAGCTAGTTGAGCTCTTGATATTGCCATTTTTAGTTACCTTATGCTAAACCAGCACCTTTTTGTCCCATTATGTGGTTTTGAATCACACATAGTACATTGGTGTTGGCGGATGCTACATCCGAGTTATTAGGATCCTGGGAAATATCCAAAGCTTTAAGAGGTAAAGTCGCGGTAGTATTACCGGTAGTTACATCTAGCTCAAGATTAGATCTTCCAGAGTTAGTATCGCCAACGGTAGAACCGTCCACGATGTCAAAGTTTCCGAACAAGTCTGCGACAGGAAAAGTGTCATCAGCTTGTACTTCAAAAACGACATCAGGATCGTCAATCACATTAGCTATTATATCCGAAGCAGTAATACTGCCGGGATAGTAGTTTTTGAAAACTTGTTCGCCTGTTGTTGGATCAGTGTAAGAAACACCATTAAACACTCCGATAATCGGAACGGTTCCAGTAGCAACATGACGGCCTAGTACACCAGCTGTGAGCTGAGTGACAAGATCCCCTTGAAAAAGAGGTGTTGTAACTCCACTTGCAATTCTGTAACGGCTTTGACCGCCAGAATAAGGTGCGCCACCCATCATACGAACAGGTTTACATCCAAAAGCGGCATCTTTATTTGCCATAATTTTTCACCTATTAGTTATTAGTTACTTTTTTCCAAAAGTAACATTAGATTTACGGTCAGCATCATACTTAACATATCGACTATCTTTGTTCGCTTCTTGAAAAACATTATTATCTAATGCCTCTCTTGCCTGCTGACTTTTACCAGCATAGTAATTGTTGCGTTCCTTAATAGTTTCTATAGGCATTTTTGCCAAAAGTAAACCCTCGTTATAAACGACACCGGCATGTCTTCCAGAATCATAGGTAGGTAATTGGAATTCTTGGGGTAGATCAGTTCCTCTTACGAGTTCCCAACCTTCTCTAAGTCTTCGGCTTACATTGCCTCTGTCTTCCTGTCCCAGCATTGACTCTCTTATCCATCGATATTCATAGCCTTCTGGTGCAGGAGGAGTTTCTAGTTTTCTAACCGGTCTCCATGGTTGTCTTCGAGTTTCTTTTTCGTGCGTCTCGGAATCACGAGATTGTCTACTTGGTGTGTTTTCTTTTTCAGTCGTCATTTTGCCTCCCTTGCGGAAATTTTTAGTTTTTCTTTAGCAACAGATTTCAACCATACATCTTCCGACATATTATGCGGCTTCAATCCTTTGAGTCGTTCGACTTCTGATTTAGAGAAAGTCACTCCGTTCTTCTTGCCTTGTGTTTTTTGTCGACTTCCTACGGAAGCAGAGGCAACTCTTTGCACAGCGGGTTTGCCCTCCTCTCTTGCGACACTTTGCCCAGATTTTAAATCCGGATAAACTTTTTGAACTCTAGTATTGAGCTCTGAGTAGTAATCGTCTGAATCAGCGTCATACCCCTCGTTAATTAAATTGTAATGTGTGAAATAAGCAAATTGTGTGGCCTGCACACTCTCTGGATTGCTTTCATCTCCGTACCATTGGTTCTCTTCATGCCAATCTTTGGCCTGTCTAGTAGGCTGCGGAGCTTCTTGTTGTGCTTGAGAATAGTTTTCTTGTGGCACTACTTGTGGGTTGTGAAAAGTCTGCTGCTCTGATTGAGCTCTAGCCATTCTGACTTTTTCTTTTTGTATGCTTAACTCACTTTTTAATGTATCTGCTTTAGACATTAAATCAGCATCTCCAGATGCCACAGCTTTTTTATACAAATCATCAGCTTGAAGTTCTTTGTTTTGCAAAGATTCTTCTTCTTTTTGTATTAGGGTTGCATTTGTCTGCATCCTAAAATTAGCTGATTCAGCTTCTCTTTGAGCCAACATTTGTTCTAACCTTGCAGCTTTGTCTTCTGCTGCTCTGATTTGTTGGTTTTTTTTGTTTATTCTTTTAGAAACTGATTTTGAATAATCTTGCAATTCTTCATCAGATCCAACAGCTTCAACAACTTGGTCTTCTATCTGTACCTCAACCTCATCTATTTCTGGTTGCTCTACTTGTGCGTTTTCTTGTTCAATCATTTATAAACTCGCTATGTCATCGGGATCGAGTATTGTGGCTATCACCTCATCATCATTGATGATGCGAACTTCTGCACCGTCCTCCAGTTTAAACCTAGAGCCAGAATAGCGCCCTATTAAAACCCATTGTTTTTCCTCACACCAGGGGGTTTCTCCATACCTTGCCTTATCGTTATAGCATAGTGGTCCTTGTTTTACCACATAAGCAACAACTGTAGCCAAGGCCTCACGATCAACTGTTTGTTTTGTTAGCAAAATACCGCCTTCTGTTTGAGCTTTACCAGCGTAAGGTAAAACTAACATACGCCAACCTGTAGGCTGTGGCATACGATCAAGTAAAGATTCGTCTAATAAGGTAGGATCTAAAACCCTAGCTTGTTCTGGTATATAAGCATCTGCAACTATGTCATTTGTAGATCTAATTTCTGCCATTTATTTTGCCTGTTTGTTAAAGTCTTTTAATTCGTTTGTAATATAGTATAAAGCAGAAAGCTCACCTTGCAAATATTTATAATGTTCTATATCTTTTAGCGAACCAGACATCAAAGTTTCTGATATTTGGTTTTCTCTTTCTTGGACCTTTCTTTTTATAAAATCTAATAAACCGTACTCATCCATTACTTTTTAGCCTTTGATTTTGTTGGCTTTTTTTTGGCTGCAGGCTTAACTTTTTTCTTGACCTTTTTTGCTTCCTTAACAACCTCTTCAACAATTTCTTCAACTACTTCAGGGACTGTTTCAATAACAGGTGTTACTACAGGTTCGCCTTTTGCAATTCTAGCCATTTTTTTAGCTATTCTTTTTGCATTAGCTTCTTTTTTTATTTTTTTTGCCATTTCAGAAGCCTCATGCTCTCTTCTTTCAATGATTCTTTGTGCTTTTTTTGCTTTGCGCAGGCTTTCTATTGCTGCTATTTTAAATGATGTTGCCATAACTTAGTTCCTCAGTTTTGTCTGTATTTCCATAAGCTTTAGATCAGCATTTTGTTTTAACCTATCTATAGCTACATTTAGTTTATCATCAGCTATGTTTTTTTGCACATTGATGCGTTGTTGTTGTATTTCAGTATCTAATAATTTCTCTTGAGATCTTTGATTTTGTTTTTCAGTAAACTGTTGAGATCCAATATCTAGCTCTTTATCTTTAAGATCTAATTCTGCTTTTCTAATTTCAACCAAAGGATCTCCACCGGATCCTTGACCTATGGATTGTAAGAATTCAGAAGTCAGTTGAGCCATAACAGGAGCGCTAAACTGGTCTAGTATCATTTGTATTTCTGTAGAAATTTGTTGCGCTTCTGCTGGAGAAACTTGTTGCATCTGTGCTTGTACCTGTTGAATTTGCATCTGCACTTCTTCGGGTATCTGTTCTGCAGCAACTTGCGCTGATAAGAACTGTAAATGTTGCATACAGTGACTAATAATAATAGATTGTATTTGCGGGTTTTCTTGAACCACTTGCGTTAAAAATAAACTTTTGTGTGTTGCCAAATGCGCTTCATGGTTCTGTCCTTCAAAAGCTTGAGCCGGTTGGCCCATTAATAAACTGCTATTTTCTAAACCAGCGTCTATAGGTTTAGGTGTCATATCAGGCGGTGGTTGCAATAAATTATCAACATTATCAACGCCTAAAGCTGCATACATTCTTTTGTAAGCCTCGTATATACCCATTGGTCCATGTATCTCTGGGTTAGACTGCACCATTTGCAGTAGCTCTTGAGCCAAGGTAACTCTTTGGCTTTGAGAAAAAATGTTTGGATCTGAGACTGGCACAACATCAATTCTTCCATCAAAGTCAGATTGTTTTATTTCGCTTGGCCCAGAACCAACTTGAAATTCATAAGCTGGTGGCAGGTATTCAGCAAATACTTTTGCCAGAAGTTTAAACTCTAGTTTTTGTGCATAGTGCAGTCTTTTATGAATAGCAGACATGACCTTAGTGCCACGCTCAAGCAAGGCTACTGTCGTTCCTACAGGCATTGCAGCATTACTATCACCAACATTCATGTCAGCTATAGCTGCAAATCTTTTACCAGAATCAACCAATATTCCAAGTAATTGCATCAAAACATTGCTTGGCTCTTTGATTGGAAGAGGTATGAGATTTTCTCGCAAAGAACCCCCGGTAGTGTCTATATCACGGAATTCCCCAGGCTGCAGCGGTTCATCTTCATCGCGTATTCTCATACCCCTGGCTTTGAAACCCGCTGGAAGGTTTGCAAGCGTACCAGCATCTATAAGTTGTCTTAATATAGATGTAGAGGCTTTGGACAATCCACCGATCATGTGTGATAAGCCTAGGCCATAAAAACCTAGTCCTGGTAAAAACTTGTATTGAATAAAGTAATTAATTTTATTTTTAAGCGGATCTCCCTCTATGTAGTTTCTTCGTATAGATAAAACAGATTCAGAGCCTTCGTCTATCGTAATAATATAAGGCAGTTTAAGGCCAGTTGGGTTGCCTTCTTGGTCTATGTCTTCAAAGCCTTCAAGATCTAAAACGGTGTGTATTTCATAAATAGTCCTATTTCTATCTTCTTTGTAACTAGGCTCTATTCCTTGTATTTCGTTAATTTGTTTGCTGATATCGGTTTCTTCTTCGCCATAGCTATCCTCTGGGATATCGACATCTGCATAAAAACCAGTGACTTGTTGTTTTTTTACTTCATTAAAGGACATGCTAATTGCATGAGTTACTCTCTCAGCTGAAGATAAATCTGATGCCTCGTAAGGCACAATAAGGTCTTCTGGCGTTACAAACTTAGATACAGCTTTGTTTGTTAGGGAATCAAAATAAACTTTTTTAAAGCAAGATCCAGCAAGAGGTAGATAAAACAACAACATATCCAGCTCTGGATCGTAGTCCTGCATTACATTCATAATGTAGTAATTCATAAACTCTTGTATGCGTTCTGCTTGGTTTTCAGTGTCTATGGTTCTAGCGCCAATAATTTCTGTCTTAACAGGACCTTTGGCTGGTAACATTTCCTTGTAAGCTTGCGCTTGGAACTGGGTAACGGCTTCTGCTAGGATCGGATGAATTACCCCTGAAGATCCTTCAAATGGTTGAGATCTTGAATCGTCAAATTTCATTCCTAGATATTGCAATCCATCGGTGTATGTTTTTTCCCATTCACTTCTTGATTGTTTGTCGCCTTCTACTGAGCTAACCAAGTCAGAGGCTAAAGTCCTTAATACAGATTCGTCTACAAAATCAACCAAATTAGAGCTGAAATCCATTTGCGGCATAGGTTCTTCTGCATCTATTTCATCGTCAATTAAAATTTCTTCTTCGTTGACTAAAATATTAGCAGCATTTCTAATTTCATCGTTTCTTGAGGGTTCAGGAATTATTCTTACAGAAGAGGTTTGATCTATAATATCAGGATCTGTGTTTGTGTCTGTTTGTCTTTCAATAGCCATAGTTTTTTAGTGTAGCACCCTCGGTCTTGTTTCGTCA